TATTATTATGAAAGACGTATATCCTGTAAGAGTAAACATTCTCCGGAGATTCACCTCTGGTCACCTCTCTGGTATGACTCACTCTGACTCCATGGGATTCCTCTCGGTGGAGGATGCACGTGACTGGGCACACAGAGTCACATCCAACAAGAAGGTGAATTACGAGATTATATCACTTACAAATGCAAAAACTAGGGAAACCATTATATGAAGAATATTGCAATCACTGCAGCCCCCCAGCACAATGGATGCCACAAGAAGACATTCACTGGATCCAATGCAATGAAGCAAGCCTGTGCCTATCTCCTGGAAATGACTGGATATGATTATCCTCCCTATGATTGGGCAACTATTGGAAAACTCATTCCTCCTCCTGGACACGCATTTGAGTTTGACCACTCTAAAAACGAAAAATATATTGGTGTTAAGAGGATATAATACAGGTGAAGCGGATTAAGTCAGGCGGGACTCCTACTCAGAGGCGGGATGAAGGCACGGGGATCCTACACACATCTCATCACACGCATCACACGCATCAAGTATCAACCTGTCCTATATGTGGGGGTGAACGGGTTTTATATAACATCTCAGAAAAAAATCCCCGGCCAAAAAAAGATGTCCAAAACCCGAATTCTTGTAAGTTATTGATTTTAAACGATCTTTAGTGGTTTACTTTTAGGTCAAAATCCCTTATAATAATTGTTAGTGAGAGTTAAACCATAAACCCAAAAGAGAAGATTATATTATGAATAAGACCCAAATAAGAGTAAACTTGGAAAACGAGATTAAAGAATTCCTAGAAAGTGGTGGTATTGTAGCGCAGATTAAATCAAAGAAGATACCATCAACAAATAGGATTTACACAAAAACAAATAGCAAAAACGTGCATGAGTCACGCGGATGGAATATAGTATCCGCAGATAGTAATAGGAAACAGTCTTCAGGATATGGTTTACCTGGAACTTTTGCTGAGGAAAGAAAGTGGTGCTCATGATAAACAGAAAGGGTTTTATTTGTCACCCAGACACAAAGACATATAAAATATTGAGCAGACTGTTCTGGTACTGCCATCGTGAGTATTGTCGTATTGGCACAGATACCACGCATGTTCAGTTTTATGTTTTCCAGAAAAGACTTTGGCGATGGTTGCAGTAGTGAGAATGTAATGTTGGAAAAACCTAGTGCAGAATTCTTTGCGGGATTGGGACAATATGTGTATTCATATGTTGACTCAAAGGGAAAACCATATTACATTGGAAAGGGTAATGGGGATCGTTGTTGGTCACATGTTGTTGATAAAAATTACGAACCCAATGGTTGCCACATTGTGGCAAGAAATCTTGAGAAGTTTGAAGACAAAAAGGATTGGCAGTCTTTTTTATTAGAATCTTATCTTATCACCACACAAAACCCAGACGGCAATTCGACCTCTGGACACTATAAGGAGTGTTTTACTATGATACCATTATCATCTATGTTTGCTGAATTCAAGGCAAACCAAAATGACAATTTTGCTGCATTACCTGACTGGTATATTGATAATTATGATGATGTCTTTTGCGGGAGAATACGAGAAATTAAAATAACCTCAGCAAGTACATTTTTCATGAGCACCACTCGGAATGCGCTGAATTTCAGTTTTTACTGGTATCCGCTCGTTGAAGAAGCAATAGTCGTGACAATAGAAGTTGCCGACGATAACGAAGAAAAGAAACAGAAAGTTGTTGACTGGTTAGCAGAACTCAATTACGATAGTCAGGTTGATGTAACTAAAAAAGTGGCGACACAATGTGCAACCATTGATGAAGTGGTCAGTTTGTTTAAACAATTTACTAGATAGGTATTTTACAATGACTCAGAATTTATGGTGGATACACACAGCACTTAGAAAGTCTTTCCTTGAAAGAGAGATTTGGGGTCACGAGGATGACAACTCCTCAAAACAAGCACACATCGTGGTGGAAACTGGNNGATTGTGACCGAAACAGATGAGATGCCAGGCATCGATTTGAAAAACAAGGAAGGCATAAACTTGGCAGAATGGGGAGTGCAGAATAACTATGATGTGTGTCTCCATGCAACCGGAGGATCCTTCTCATATGATATTATTTGGCCAGACACATTTACTGAAGAGCAGATAGAAGATCTGAATAGGCAAATTGATGAGACTGGAAGTCACTTTGATGTGTTGGAAAGCAAAGGATATAGAATAGTAGATTTGGAATATTGGTTATCAGGGCCTCTGGAAATTGAGGACGAATCCGGCAATGTGATTGCTACTGGTTGTGAGGGTGGTGTGTATCCGCCAGAATGAGATCTTTTGCTAAGTTTATTTTATTTTGTATTCACATAAGCATTTGCGCTTTATTTATATGGTGTTTGTTGGTGCTTGGATTGATATCAATAGCACTCTTATAGACCTTTAGAAGAGATTATGAAAATAGTTTGCATATCTGATACTCATACCATGCACAACACTTCGCGGATTCAAATACCCGATGGTGATGTTTTGATTCATGCTGGCGATATTACTGGACATGGTGGGTTAAAACCCATTATTGAATTTTCTGCTTGGCTGAAAAGGCAACCACATAAGCATAAGATTGTTATTGCAGGTAATCATGATTGGTGTTTTCAAAACAGGGATCGTGATATGAGCATAAAAGAAATATCCACAGCGGCAACATATTTGGAAGATTCAGCGATTGTTATAGATGGCGTGAAGTTTTATGGTTCGCCTTGGCAACCAGAGTTTTGTGATTGGGCTTTCAATCTTCCGCGTGGTGCAGCACTGAAAGAAAAATGGGATATGATACCAAACGACACGGACGTACTGATTACACACGGACCTCCGCTTAATATACTAGACTGGTGTCCAGGCGGCAATGTTGGGTGTAGCGATCTCCGTTCTAGAGTGCTGAATATGCCAAACTTAAAATATCATGTCTTTGGTCATATCCATGAGTCTTATGGTACTGAAAAACACGGCAATACCACTTTTGTAAATGCTTCTGTTTGCACTGGTCGGTATGAACCAATCAATCAACCAATTGTGTTGGAGTTGAAAAATGAATGAACAATTAGAATCATATGACGAATGGTTAGTGAACGAATATCAGCCAGACAATTGGGTAGTATTAAAACTTAAAGAAGGTAAAGGTACTTTCCCAATCTATAGAGTCCTTGCTGGATGGAGCGGCGGTTATCTATATGGTGACAGTTGGAGAATGAACTCTGGTATTGCTAAAGTTACCGAAGATGGCGACTACTTGTTGTTCCATGGATATTCAGGAAGCATATATCGTTGCCATAAGGATACTTATCGCTTGACAATGTCTATTAGTGGAGTGTATAATAGTCTCAAAGAGCAAGAACAGTTTGGTGGGCAAGTACAATTAATGCCAAAAGAAACAAATTGGATGGAGTTAAATAATGAAAAACAGATTTGATTTAGAGCAGGAAATTATGGATTGCTGGGGTGTAGTAGATGATCTTAATATTGTCTATGAAACTCGTGGCGATAAGGATGATGAGTTGGCTAATGTTCTTCTTGGACTTAAAACACTATATCAGCTAAAGTTTGAAAGGTTGTTTAGTACATTTGAAAACTGTGTAAGTCAACGACAGCTAGAAGGTGGCAACCCTTATAAAGACCTTTACACTGATATAGTAAGTGATGGTGGTATGGATCCACGCGGCCCTTATGAAGAAGAACGGCGCAAAGGTAAAGAGGTATGATTATGAGAAAGAAATTAACTGTCCTTGGTGTTGGAATAATCATGCCAATATTGTCGTCAGCACAATCTGATTATGATATTATGCACGATTCGGTTCATCAAATTATGATGGAATCAAATGCGGCATGCTATGTGCGTGGTGAATTGAAATACGATACTTCTCACGCAGAGCGCACATTTAAGTATCTTGATGATATCACAGTGGAACCACAGTATTATATTTGGGCTGAGAAGTGTGAACAGATGTATGATAATCATTATACGAGCTTTAATTATCCAGAACTGAATAAGTTTCACTATAATTTAGATATTACCATAACATGGATAGAAGATGAAAACGGGTGGACGGTGCATAGCATTGCTCCTTATCTAGGAGGAGAGTGATGGGGCGCGAGTATGGATAGAAACCGAAGAACCAGTGGAGATAATAAGATGATTGAGTCATTAATGTGCCTCACGATGGCGGTGTATTTCAAAACCCGTGGGGAACCACCCAAGGAGCAGATATATGAAAGTTAAAATTGGAAATTACCCTTATTCATTAACGTGTAATATTCACGGCAGATATATGAATAAGAAATATGGTGTTAATTGGCCTACCGTACAAACTTCTTTTGAGAATTCTCTTGAGAAAGTAGAAGATTTCATTTTTGATTATTTTTGTTGTCCGATTAATCGTCTGTTTTTCAATGACCGAGAGCAAAAGATAAAGGTTCACATTGACCCCTGGGATACTTGGTCAATGGACAGCACCTTAGCATATATTGTACTTCCAATGCTGAAGCAGTTGAAGGCAACCAAACATGGTGCACCCTTTGTTGATGATGAAGATGTGCCTGAAGAAATACGCACTACATCAGCACCTCCAAAAGCAAACTCATGGGATGTTGATGAATACCATTTTAAGCGTTGGGATTGGGTTCTAAACGAAATGATTCTTGCCTTTGAATGTAAAGTTGACCCCTCTTGGGAAGAGGAGTTTCTCTCAAAAAATGGCGAAATGTATTTTGAGTGTTTTAAAAATTACCAAAAGCGCATCGCAAACGGGTTTCGTTTGTTCGGAAAATATTATGAATCATTATGGGATTAAAGGTGTGGAAATTCCTTTAGGAGTTGAAGTAAAATGATTGACAGATTTATTAGTTGGTTGTATACTCGTAGGTTGTTTGGGAAGCGGTGTCTAGACTATGAGCATCGATGCCCTTGTTGTGATGCTTGGAAGCTTCACGACGAACTATTTGATGATAGGAGAAAATAATGATGACACCAAAGCAACACAAGCATCTCATCGTAAGAGCAGAGATTGAAAACGCACCAACTAGTCCAGAAGAAATTAATCAATGGATGAGAGAGTTGGTAAAACAAATAAACATGAAAATTATGCTCGGACCTTATTCAGCATATTGTCCAGTTGAAGGTAACAGAGGCATAACTGCTGTTACTATCATTGAAACCAGTCACATTGCCATGCATGTGTGGGACGAAACATTCCCTGCGCTCATGCAACTTGATGTGTACACTTGTTCTAGTTTAGATCCGGTAGATGTAATAGCTGCTCTGGAAAGGTTTGAACCCATCAAAACAGAGATTAAATATCTTGACCGTGAAAATGGTCTGTTAGAAATTCCTTGCTTAACTGCGGCAGATAATGTATAATATTTGGATTGACTGGAGGAATACCATGAACAGCAAAAGAAAAGAAACTGAAACATACGAAGAATATCGAAACAGATTAAAACTTGAGGAAATGATTTATCGTCACAGTCGACTGGGTAAACTAATCTATCAGTCAACACAGAACTTTGGTCAAAACGAAGTTGGAATTTCAGCAAGAAGGGTTAGGGTCAAGACAGAACGCGGTGACTGGGCGAAGTGGTCTTCAGAAGAAGATTCTTCTCTGAATTATGATATTTGGGATCCGAGAGCTTGTCGCACCAAAAAAACGTTTTATGTGATGTGAGATAATTTATCTATGATAGATAATCAATATACTCAATATGGTGGTGTGGAAAACTTCTGGTTAGACACGCATCGCCCTTTGCTCATTAATCTAAACGGGCTATCTGAAGAATATCATGCAACCTTTGTCAATGTTGCGCGAGAAGTTATTGCTTTTGTGAATTTGTTTTTCAAAACGCAATTTTATTATGGCGGGATTTCAAATTTCGACCCAAAGGAGTGGTCATCTTTTGACTTCATCGGGGTGTGCGTCAACCCTATTGATAATCCGGCAAGGTTAGCGAGTGCCTTGTTGGTTCCCGACTGGGAGCAATCCTGCTGGAAGGGTGGCATGATTACCATGTTTCCAAAAGCATTTAAACCAACATACAATTTTTTTGATTGGTTGTTGGATAGGAGAAAGGTTGATGTAAGGGAGTCGGTCTTCAATGTTTTTTTGCACGAATTCTTGCATATCCTCGGCGTTGACCACACCAACATTACACCCAGCCTCATGGTAGGCGACAAGGTCATTGAGTACGGATTCGGTCTTCAGGCGTGGGACTTGGCGGTAGGAACAAAGTACATGAAGTACAAGAAAGGATCTAACCCAGACTCCTTGAAGGTTATCACCAACGCGCACATCACTAATCGTGGAAGATATCTTGTTATCCCAGCAATTTTATATCGGAAAAAGATGTATAGTGTTTCGATGATGAAAGAATCTAGCGCAACCAATGCTTGGAAACCCATATATTGGAAACGGTGGGATAAGGCAAAATTTGACAACACACAAGATTTTTCGTTTAGCGAAATTTATAATATGTCCAACCTTGACGAATCAGTTGTTCTGAGGAATGTTTATAAATCTCCCATACACGCAGATGATGCACCCTTTGATATAAAACTTGTACGCAAAAATGACCTTTGGGTTGAAGTGTAGATATGTGAAATGTTAGTATTAGGATATTCATAAGTATAAATATGAACGTGGTGTTTTTTTAATTAAAGGAGAATAAAATGAGTGTTGATGTCCAAGAATTGCTGATTGTGCTGGGTGTTGTTGCAGTTGTTGCATCTGTGGTCTATTTCAAGAAGAAGAAAGAAAATCAAAATAGCGGATCCGTTCCACCTGTTGCGCCACCAACCAGAGCAGATCTCGAGTCCGCCGCAAGACAATTAGGAATCGATCCTGTTGGTGTATCAACCGAAGATCTGATCCAGATTTTAGCTGAATTCAAGAACAAGTAATTTCTTAAATTCTAATTGGTTTTTTGGAAGGAGCAATATATGCCAAAATCGCTTATCACCTTTCGAACCAAAGATTCTGACCAAAATCTCATTGCCTCTAGAATTGTTTCTAACAACAGAGGCAGTGAGTTTGTTCATTCTTTCATACCATATATGATTTACTCTGTTGAATCAAAAATGAAATATACAGATGAGCAGTATTCTATATCTGTAGATTCTGATTGGAACGGTAGTTGTGTTCCTTTAAAATTATACAAACAAAAGAAGGCAGTTAATTATGGATGACACAAATGTTCTGTACTCTTTAAAAAGAATAGAAAAGATGTTAATGGAGTATGCTAATGGTCCGCATGGATTTGAGATAAGTGATGAGGAATATTCTACGCTGGTGCGAGATTGGAAACAAATAGCAGAGGCATTCAAATATTATCAGACCCTAGATTTTGTGCACACTGCTATGTTTTATCCAGAAGAGCAACTGACTAGACATTAAATTTATTTTTATTTGATTATAATATGAAACTAAAATTGATAGAAGCCTACATGGACACGGCAATAAGATTTGCCGAACTCAGTACTGCCAAAAAACTTAAAGTTGGTTGTATAATCGTAAAAGAAAATCGAATCATAAGCATTGGATATAACGGAACACCATCTGGTTGGAGCAATGAGTGCGAGATTACTATTCCAGAACACATTGACCCTGACACAAGAACAATTACTCCTGCACAAATAATTACCAAACCAGAGGTAATCCATGCCGAAGCTAATGCTTTAATGAAATTGGTGACATCACCAGAAAGCAGTTTGGGTGCCACTGTTTTTATAACCCACGCGCCCTGCATGAATTGCGCGAAGAACATATATCAATCCGGAATAAAAGAGGTTTATTTTAAAGAACTGAACCCCAACAGAGAACCTGCTGATGCCTTGCTTGGTTGTATGTTTTTGTTAAAATGTGGAATCCCCGTTTTCCAATTAAAATCTGCTCTTCCCTATGAGGACGGATACTATACCCATCAGATGCAATTGTCGTAAGTCATTGATTTTATTCGCCTTTCTATAATTTGCTTTTGTTTCCTGCATATAGCATAATATTCCCATAGTTGAGAGAAACTGAAGAAAACAAAGGAAAAGCAAATATGTACAAATTACTTCAAAATCAAGCACTTAGCAACTTTCACAACGAAATCAATGAGTTAGGTTGGGCTAAAGCAGAAGAAAAATACCCTGAAGTTAAGGCTCAGCAGGCAGTTTCCTTCAGAGGTTCCCTGGGTTACACTTCAGACATGCTGGTCCACTACACGCACGTAGCAGACATTGACGCTAATACCGTAGAAGACGCGTTTTTCATGCACAACAACCCTTATGGTGACGAGACTCTCGAGAAGCAGATTACTCGCTACGGCCGTCAGCATAGCATGTCAGTAGGCGATATCCTGGTAGCAGAACATGGCGGACTTTATATGTGTGATCGAATGGGATTCACGTATATAGGCAAAGACACCGGCTACACTACAGCAGCCAAATCAGTAATAGCTTAATAGGAGAATAATATGACAGACCCTAAAGATTACGCATTAGAACTGATAGACGAAGGAATGCTCAATGCACGAGACTTCGCTATTATGTGCGTGCAGTATATGAGCGTCCATGATGTACAGGAAATGCTCGAAGCGAACATGATGGATCCCCGTAGTATATACGAGGAACAGCGTCTAAACGATTTTATGACGAGGAACATATGAAGGAACTATTTGGCGATTAGAGGATAACACTACGACATGATTATTATTCATGGTTCAATGAAACCTGTGGGCACTGCTCGCCGCAAGAAAAAAGCGAAACCGCGAGCGCAAGCAATTGTGTATGAAAAACCAACTGCACGCAAATTTGAGGATTATGTTCCCAAGCAAACTTTTAGGAAAGAAGTGCCCCATTATCCCAGCGTGAATTCCAACAACTCAGACTGTTCTCTGGTCGAGAAAAAGCAGTACACAGGAACTCTTGTCAAGGGAATCAGCACAATGCACAAGTCAAATGCTGTGCCGATTATTGATGATGAACACGCGAAAGATATCGCGAGGATGAGAAGATAATGAAAGTGGGACTTGAAATTACAGAGTGGAAGGATGTTGATTATTCTTCACCAAACCACAGATACAAATTTAATGATGATGGAAAAATTGTTGCATACCAGAAACGGGGTGTCGGCGATTGGATTACATTTAAACAACCCCTGATGTTTGATATGAGAGGAAGAAAAATAAAATGGGAATCGTGAAAAAAACAAAGAAAATACCTGTTTCTGTAGATGTTCCGGGGAGGATGGTTTCTTGGAAACCTTCTGCTTCATCAAACCGATTATATGGAATTGTGGATAGGGTCTTTCTTACAATGAAGAAACACCCAAAGGATCCCTCTTTGAGAAAGCTATATAAACATTTGGTCATAGAACTTATGGATGGCAGAAAAATCACAGTTTCAGGAGAACACGAAGACCTGAAGAAACTTGGTATTGTTGCTGAAACAATTGAGCAAACACATTGAACGATTTTAAACAAAATTCAAAATATGAAACATCCTGTTTTGCCGAAGGAACTCATCTGAAGGCACTGAAGGAAATCTGTAAGTATATTGATGGTGGTGTATATTTTGTTGGATACCATCCCAGATTATGCAAAGAGGCAGACTATGCTGGTATTGATGGATATTTTGGAGTTATTCATCCAACAAACCACGAAGCATACATGATTAGCGTGGATTTTAAATTTAGACGAATAGATTACGGCGATGTTCTTTTCAATGTGGTAAACCAAAGAGGCGGTGATGGTTGGGCACTAAACAATAAAAAGAAGAATCAAGTTGTCGTTAATATTTGTGCTGAATCTCGAATAGCAAATTTGGTTACTCATGAAGACATGTTCAGTGATGAGTTTCAGAAATTTCTGAAGAAGCAAAATTATGTATCTGTACGTTCTGGTAAACAAAAAAATGTAATGCTAACATATGAACAATGTAAATTCCACCTTCCCAATTTTATTGGTCCGGTTAAATTTTGATGATTCTTAATAAGAAAGATTCCATCTACATTGCGAATCGATTCGCAGATTATTTCTCGAAATATAACAGAATCGATGATTACTTTCGTCTCAACAAAACAGAAAGAATTGAAAAAATATCCCCAACACTTCCTGGATATGAACCACACAACATGTTATTTTCTGATTTTGATATGCACCCAGAAGATATGCAATTTGAGATATTTGAACCTTCTGCTTCTGAGTTTTCCACCATGGTTGATATAACATCTTCCTTTTGTAATGAAAACTCTTTTGGCAAAGAAATAAAATTTATTGTGAAAGAAAAGAACACCGGAAAGTATGTCGGATTTTGTCGCATTGCTAGTCCTATTATAAACTCAAAACCGCGAAATGATTGGATAGGAAAAACGCCTGATTTAAAGATTTTCAATAAGCATGCTGTTATGGGATTTATTATAGTTCCGGCACAACCATTTGGGTTTAATTATCTTGGTGGGAAATTACTGGCACTGCTTTGCACTTCTCATGAAATTAGAGAAATGTTTGACTCCAGATATGATACCCAAACTTGTTTATTTGAAACAACTTCTTTGTATGGTAATATTAAACAAGTCAGTCAGTACGACGGATTGAAACCATTTATTAAACACATTGGAGACACACAGAGCGATTTCATCCTATCTTTTGCCCCCAATTTCTGGCAAGAAGTGATGGATTGGTTTTCTGAAAAAAATGGAGGGGAACCTTTATTTTCTCGCACTGGTGTCGCTTCCTATAAACTGAAAATGCAAAATAAAATGACTCAGGTTATTCTGAATTCTTTAAAGATTCATGACAAAAAAATGTATGATAAATTTAAAGAAGAGATTAAGCAAAGCAAATCGCAAACAACAAAAAAGCGATTTTATATTTCAACTTATGGATACGAAAACACCAAAGATGTTCTACTAGGAAACACCAATACATTGGTGAAAGGGCAAAATTTTGATAAACACTATATGGAAAATATTATATCTTGGTGGAAAAGAAAATCTTCATCTAGGTATGAAAATCTGAAGGCAGAAGGCAGGTTGCGTAAAGAACTAGAACACTGGTGTTCTGACACGGCAGACAAAATTGATATTATTCGATAGAACTATAAATATATGAATGCACTATCTTTTATTTTTAACATCAATTTCAATCGCCATTGTTGCTGCTTGGTATAGCATCACGGGTCTAATTGCAATTTTTTCTGGTGCTGTAATTCCAATTGCCATAATGGGTTCGGTGTTGGAAGTCGGTAAACTGGTAACAGCATCTTGGTTACATCAGAATTGGAAAGAAATAAACGCATTGATGAAAACCTACTTGGTTTTGGCTGTATTAATATTAATGCTAATAACGAGTATGGGAATTTTTGGATTTCTGTCAAAGGCACATCTAGACCAAACGATAGAAGTCGGTGGAAATAATTCTTTGAGGATTTCCTCTATAGAAAGAAGAATCGACGTTGAGAAAAGAACAATAGAAGATTCTGAGAAAATATTGTCCATACTAGATGGTGAGATATTAACCTTGCAGGAATATGATAGGATACGAGGTCCAGATGGTGCTCTCGCGGTCAGAGAAGGGCAGTCTGAAGAAAGGGAATTGCTCAACCAAAGAATAGAAGAGGCGCAGGAAGAAATAGAGGACTTGCAGGAGGAACTTATGCCTCTGAGGGTGTCTCAACTGGAAATAGAAGCAGAAGTTGGACCAATAAAATACATTGCTGAACTAATATATGGACAAGAAGAAGTTTCCATTGAAGGTAATAAACTTCTTGACAATGCGGTACGAATTGTTATACTATTATTGGTAAGCGTTTTTGACCCGCTGGCAGTCGTACTGCTTTTAGCTGCAAATAAAACGCTACAAATAAGAAAGAAATCTAGAATGTTTACAGATAACGGTGAATTTATAATAGATCCAAATAATGTTATGATTGCAGAAGATTAATGGGGGAAGCATTTAATGCCGATTAAATTTAAACCAAGCATTGTTGTTACTGAAAAACAAAGTAATGGTACTGTGAAAAAAAGAAATGTGCACCACTTTATGAGATGCACTTCTACTAAAGATATTATGGAAGTGTATGAAAAACCCAGTACTGCTCCAAAAATTAAAGACAAGATGAAAAAGGAACTTGTACGCAGAGGTGCCATTTAAATAAACAATTCACGGTGATATATGAATATTTTTTATCTTGATAATGACCCAAAAGAATGCGCGAAAATGCACTGTGATAAACATGTGGTCAAAATGTGTGTCGAATATGCGCAACTTCTTTCCACTGCTCACCGAATATTAGACGGTGAAGAGTATGAAGATAAATCTAAAAACGGCAGAAAAATTAAACGCTGGCGATTAGAAGAACATGACGATGACATTTATAAAGCATGCCATGTGAATCACCCAAGTGCTGTCTGGGCGAGAAATAATCTCGGGAACTATATTTGGTTGTTTATGTTGTGGGATGAATTGTGCAAAGAATACAAACATAGATATGGTAAGAAACATTTGTGCAATGAAAAGTTGGGAGGAATATTAAGTCTGCCCCCATACAACATAAGTCCTGGTGGATCTGGTTACAGAGAAGCATTTTTTGCTCCACCACCTGCTATGAAGAAATATCCTCAGTGTATAGTAAAGGGCGACACCATCGCCTCATATAAGAATTATTATTGTGAAGTTAAATATTCTTTTGCAAAATGGACTAAAAGAGATACCCCAAACTGGTTTACTGCCGGACTTAAACGAAGGAAATTATCATGACAGAGAAGGTGACAACTTATATCAGCAAACCCCAAAGGGTAATGGCTATTCAGTATCTAGGGTGGAATGAATCAGAAGTCAAGGAATTTCTTGAAGGCAAGGTAGACTTTTTGTCTAATGGTGAAGAAGTAAGAATTCTTGTCTCTCAAGAACCCGTTTTGTTTGATTATGCGAAAAAACTCGATATAATATACAAGGACGAAGAAAGCAATATTTTTGTTTCTGATCCAGATTCATTTGTTAAAAAATATGAACACGGGGGCAGTTGTGGCTAAAAAATTATTTAACTTTAAAATTGAGCAATCTTTGCATAATAAGTTTAAAAAATACTGCTTTGAAAACAACACGAATATGACTGACCTGATTATTGGTTACATTGAATCGGTTATCAGGGGTGAAGCAGAAGCAAAGAAAAGAACGGTTCAATACGAAAGGGACTTTGACCCGTTGGAAGCAATAAGACAACAATATAAAGACGAGAGATAAAAATTGTGACATCATTTACATCATCCAAACTATCTGATTTTCTGGACAAATTACCCACAATTCCCGGAGATTTCTCCAGTCATACGATTCGAGAAAAAAAGGACTTTTGGGACAAATCCGTAAGTGCTTTCCACGAGGAAATAGAAAAATTGCAAAACGAATGTCCACATACAAATGTGACGAAAATTGCGAGGGAGTATGAAGGTTCTTCTCCATATTGGGCAATAACTTGTGCTGATTGTGACTTTAAATGGACAGAGGATATGTAATGACCGCTTCTAATATTTACCACATCGATTACAAATTCAGAGAAGACGAACTTCTAGAAGAGTTAGGTGAATATATCGCCTCAACATATAGTCAGCATTACGGCCACGGAGGATTCCAGTCCTCTGAGGTTATCGTTGACCGAGGACACGGAATGGGGTTTTTCCTCGGTAACGTCGACAAGTATAATGCAAGATATGGAAAGAAAGGCGATGTAAAAGACCACCGCAAGGATTTAATGAAAGTTTTACACTACGCATTACTTGCATTGTATGAACACGATAGATTGAATGGAGTAAAAGATAATGTATAAAAAAGCAACTATTAAAAAGACTGGTGAAGTGGTTTTCGTTCTTGGGACTACCAATACTGGACACGTTGAGGTGTTGAGAACCTTTGGTCGGAAATCTAACGGGGGCAATAGAGGCACTTTAATGTATGTTAGAGAAGGCAACTTGAACATGCAAAAGAATCCTGCTGAAGAAAGAGCGGCACTGAATTCGTTGGTTTAAGGATGAATTTTACTTTAGATTTGGTAGACGACCAACTCCCCAAGTTGGTGCAAGAAACCATCAACGGAAAACGACACTATCACATTGAGGGGCAACAGGTATATTATCCTTCTGTCACGACAGTAATTTCTTCTTGCAAGAAAACAAAGAAAGCTTTATTTGAGTGGAGGGAAAGGGTTGGCGAGGCACAAGCAAATAAAATTTCAAGGCAAGCATCTTCTAGAGGAACTGCTGTGCACAAACTTATTGAGGACTATGTCCTAGGATCTCTTGATACTTCTGAGATGATGCCGATACATTTGGATATGTTTTCAAAACTTAGAGAAGTTGCGGATGAGAGAATTGGTAGCATTAAACTGATTGAGGGTAGAATGCTATCAAACCATTTAAGAGTTTCTGGAACGGTTGATATGATTGCCGAATTTGACGGGGTTATGTCAGTTATAGATTGGAAAACTTCCGCAAAAGAAAAGAAACGCGACCATATCCACAATTATTTCAAACAAGAATCTGCGTATGCCGTGATGTTTGAAGAGAATCTGGGTATTGCTGTACCGCAATTAGTGACTGTTATAACAAACCAAATGGGTTCTGCTGCACAGGTTTTTATCGAGAAAAGAAATAATTGGATCGGTGAATTCATAAAACTGCGCGACCAGTATGAATCTGAGATATAACCTTGTTACCAAAATTTCCAAAACCAAAATACCCAACATATATCGATTCCCGTAGAGGAACTTGGATATACACAGATCCACAAACAAACGTAGATTTTAAAATACAACAAAACGTGCAGGTGGAAGAGTATTTCCAAAGGTTTTTTATTGAGTGGTCATTTAGTTTAGACAAAGTAATTGAGATAGGAACTGCTGGTGGCGGTTTATCTAGCATTATAGAAGCATATTCAAAATTTTATGGATTTAAATTCATAACATATGATATTGAAAATAAACTCCCGCAAGAGGTTAGAAACAAACCACCTTTCGATTTTCGCCAAAAGTCCGCTTGGGAAGGCGAGGGATATGAAGAAATAATCAATGAACTAAAAAGCGAAGATAAAACTCTTTTGTTGATTGATGGCGGGGACAAGATTAAAGAATTTAATTTATATGTCCCCCACATCAAACCCGGAGATTACATTATGACACATGACTATGCACCAAGTAAGGAGTACTGGGAAAAATATATGAAATATGGAATTTGGGGATGGTGTCAGAACACAGACGCAGATTTAAATTTATCAGAAGTGCATAGAGACAAATGGGCACAAGAGTTTATAAATGTTGCCTGGAGTTGTTTTACTAAATAGTATTTCCCGATATCAATTATTCCGGAGAAGGATATGAGATATTTGATTCCCTTGTTGTTATTGTTGTCATTTTCTACAACAACATACGGAAAGATTCCCGAGGAAGAGTGGAATTGTCTAGCAGAGAACATCTACTTCGAAGCAAGAGGAGAACCAAAAAGAGGGAAGATTGCGGTTGCTATGGTTACTCTGAATAGAGTAAAAAGTGAAAAGTTTCCCAACACTATTTGTGAAGTGGTGAAGCAAGCAGATTACAGCAAATGGTGGAAAGAAACCCACAATAAAATGGTTCCTCTTAGAAACCGTTGTCAGTTTAGTTGGTGGTGTGACGGTATTCCTGAAAAAATTAATGACCATAATGCTTGGAGAAAAGCAAGAAACATTGCTTATCGAGTTTTACAAGGCAGACACAAAGATGTTACTTTTGGTTCCTTATACTATCACGCAGAACGTGTCACTCCAACTTGGAGTAGCACCTTTTCAGTTGCAACTGTGATAGGAAACCATATTTTCTACACTATGGTTGACTAACATGGATGAATATGGAGTAGATAATTATACTGTCTCAAGAGGGTACAGAATATGTTATAGACCTTCTTGTTCCGCGCCCACATATTCTATTCACGAAGTTTATTATGATGAAACGGGCAAGATTTGTTATTACGCGAAGGAACCATATACGGCATTCGGCGACATAATGGATGAACTGTATCGCGACATGTGTGGAATGATGGATTCTTTTGACGAAGAACCGCTCAATTTAGACCTCCTCGACAAGCAATTTCAAGAAAAATCAAGGAAAAATACCCCCCAAAACAGGTAAATCGTTGATTTTATTCACTTTTTATAATTTGCTTTTGACCCCAAAATATACGATAATATTCCTATAGTTGAGAAAGGTTGAGGAAAAGAGAAACATGAAAAACCACAAAATTAAAGACTCTGAATTAATAGCGTTGCGCGATATCGCTTATGAAAACGGCGATTGGGAACGGGTTAAAGAATTGGAAGAGATGTTGACTATTCAACGCGCTGACCGTGTAATTGAATTTTATAACAAACTTTGGGAAACTGACACGCAGGATTTATATTGATATGGGTACCAACACAGTGAGAATAGATGACATATTCATTGCTTTTCAAAACGCAGTAAACAATCCTGAGAACCTAGACGAGCGAGGCGATATAAACTGGAATTTGGTAGATGCCGATATCCAATTTGATGCCGAGGAATCTGGATTGGAATTGCCAGAAGATTATTACACAATCTTTAATGACCTAGCAGATGAATTTGAACTCAGTTGGTTACAGGAGCGAGTGTAATGTGGAACTTAGAAGGTATGCGTGTTAAAGGTCTTTATCTTAGCGGTGATGTACCCGTTAGCGGTAAAGTGACCCTCAGTCGTGTTGAGTACGGTGGTAATGTATCTCACCACGTTAAACTTGACAAGGGTTTTCAGTGGAAGTCACCAGCGACTGGCAAGGTTGTTATCAGTCGTGAGGCTGGCGAAACCGTAATCGTTGACCACAAGTATATTACAGAGGTAAAGGATGCCAACTAGTAGCAGAATGAGTATGTCTGACATTGCAATATCTATTGATGAATATATAGCAGAGGGGTATTCTGATGAGGAAATATCTGAGTTGCTTAATGTTCCAATTGTTTGGGTGAAAAGAACCCGAACGGATTTCCACAAAGAACCATTTGAATATGACAGTTTTTAAAAAATCATTGCGGGAAGCATGTGTCGACACTTTTATCGGGTTTTGGACAACAATCCCAATAAACTATTTTGGAATGATGGTTGTTTTCTATTATCAGATGAGCACCTTTTGGGCGACGGTTTTCCTAACAGCGATCTTTACAGTATTTGCTATCATCCGCAAAACCTTGGTCAGAATGACCTTTTATAAGAGGTACGGTGGTTGACATATGTATATTTGTGTTTGTCTTGGGATTAAAGAATCTGATTCTGATAAATACTCTCTGATCGGAACAAAATGTGGTAAATGTTTAGAAAATATTTCAGGAGATATTTATGGAAATCATAATTTTCTTGGTGATAGCGTCCGCAGTTGCTTATCACCTTTACAACAAAAAGAAATCCAAGCATCAGAACCCAACTGAACCATTTGTGGATCCTCGTTCTGAAGAGCAGAAGGCGAAGGATGCGATGGAAGAAATGAGTAAACAAACAAAGTAGTATTCGTTGAAGCATGA